AGGCCACAGCGACATAGTCACCGGCTGTCACGAGGCATTCGATCTCTTTGACTTCACCGTCGATCATGTGGGGGGCTTTGCCGACCATCACTTCGCACAGGTGAATGTGGTCGCTGCCGTCCAAGCCGTAGATGGGATAGCCGCTGTGGTCGCGGCCAGTGGTCTTGGACTTAGGGTAATCCCCAATAGGGATAACGATACCTGTGCAGACATCGTTTGAGACCTTCAGAGTATCTTTGCCCTCGAGAAGGTCACACATCCACTGGACCACGGAGCCTTTGTGCAGGGAGGTTTGGATGTTGAACAGTGGCCAGCCTGGTCGAGTGGTCCACTCAAGGGGCCGGGGCTCACCGTTCTCATCGATAATGAAGGCCAAGTCAACGTAGCCGCGGTGGCCCATGTAAGCTAGGTAATCCTCAAACTTTTTCAAGGTTTCGTTGAACAAGTTGGACTTTTTGACGTACTTAAGTACAGTGCCTTGCTCACCGGTGTTGCAGCCGTAGTTGCTGCTCATGAGCTTCTTGTGCTCCCAGTTCTCGCAAATGTGCTGTGTGAACCCGTTGGGTCCCATCCAGCCGCCCACGGCAACCTCGATGCCGGGCACAAACTCTTGCAAGATAAAGTCGAGTTTGTTCTTGCCTTTGGACTTCCAACGCTCGAGCATGAAGATCATGTCGGCAGCCGACGAGCTGACGTAAGAGAGCGCTTTGTCGGCGTCGCCGGAGGGCTTGGACACGTAGCGCTTGGGGTTAGCCTTTACAAAGTCGATGGCTTCGTTGTAGGTCTTGAACTCTTGTGATGGCATCACGTTCAGACCACCGCGCTTCATGACCTCCATGCCGTAGTCACGGTCCAACTCGAGCTTGGCTCCCAGCATGTTGGTCCCGAAGATCGGGTAACCGTCTTCGTTGAATTTCTCGAGGTCGCGCATTTCGTAGGCGTTGTCGGACAACACAATGATGTCGGCCCACTTCATGTGGGGTTGCCACTGAGAAACACGCTCGATCAGACCACGGGCGATCTTGGAGTGGTTGCCGTTGATCGGGCGAATCCACTGCTTCACTTCATGCCCTTCCAGGATGCAGCGAAGCCCAAAGTCAACCAGTGCGCCAGCGGGGTCTAAGAGTAGGATGTTCATTCTGCCACCGCCATTTCACCAACACCAGCACCAATTTGACTTGATATTCTGATGGCAAGTTGATTGATTTGTTTCTTTGTTGGATTGGGGCCCATGGCTTCAACGGCGCGCTGAACATCTTTATTCAGTCGTCCGATTTGCTCTGGGTTTAAAAGGTTACCTGATTCCAACATAGGTTTGAGTTTATTCCAGTTGTCGACCAATTTGGCAGGACTTGAACGGGACATAAACTGACGAACTGCATCAGGCATTGCCGCGCGACCCTTGTCGTCGAGGAGTTTGCCAACAGTTTTTAACGTCTTCATGTCAGCATTCTTGATGGTGTTCTCAAACAAGACTGCGTTCACGTCACCCGCATTGATGGTGCTGGAAATTTTTTGCTCGTATGCAGATGCTTGCTTGCGGACATTTTCCAAAGCGGCGGCCCGATCAGCGGCCAGTTTTTCTTCTCGTGCGCCAAGAGCCTCACGAGTGAGTTTACCCTCGCCTGTTTTGACGCCAACAGCAGCACCCCTAGCCTTCTCGGTCAGGTTTTTAATGGTGGTAGAAAACTCACGTCCGTACCCCTCGATGCCAGCTTCTTTCATCCACTCTTGATTCTTGGGGTTGTTCAACCAGCGCTCAGTCTTGGCGGGGTCACCACCCAAGGCATACAGCTCGTTGTTGACGTGTTGCTTGGCCAAACGCTGAACCGTGGCGGTGTCGCCACCAAGAGCCTGGGTCAGGTCTTTGACGGACTGAGTTGACTTAAATATGGTTTTGCCCACGCCCTGGGGGTCAGTGGTCAGTTTGTCGCGGATCAAATTGCTGGTCTTGGTAACACCCGATATTTGGCTATCGGTGAACTCCTCGAGCAGCTTTGAGCCTTCTTGGTATGACCTTTTGGCTTCACCATAAGTGCCAGCCCAATCTTCGACGCCTTTACGCAGAACACGGCGCATCTCAAGTGCCAGTTCTTTGTTGATTGCTTCGTAGCCTTGTGGAGGTTGCCCTTTGGCGGCTTCACCTAGCTTGCGAATGACGTTGTCAACAACCAATGCGTCGACTGGCACTTTTTCAGTTCTTGTCTCAGGATAGGGGTCCATAACCGTGACCTTGCGGGTCCCTTGGATCTCATCCAGAACATCTTGAACTGCTTTTTCTTGCTCTTTGCCCAATGCACGAACTTGACCCATTTCTTCCGTGGGTTTCATCATCGAGCGGAGCTTGTCGATTGCTGCCTTGCCAGCGTCCGACGCATCCCAGAAACGGCCTTCTCGTTGTTCACCTCGAGCAAAGTCAAGAAATTCTTTGAGCTTGGTCTGGTACTGAGCGCCAATTTGTTGCCTGAGAGTTTGCTCCCGGCCAACCAAGAGACCTTGGGCTTCCGCGCCCAATTCGCTGGGACTCACTGGCTGCAATCCAGTCAGTTGAGCAGCAGCCTCGTTTGTGGCTTGTTGCTCGGCAGCTTTGGCCTTTGAGACCTCGCCGCGCATTGCCGCGACTCTTTCGCGCTGCTGTTGAACCGCTTGAGCGTGTTTAGCCTCGATTGCGGCCTTTTGTGCTTCAGCTTGAGCACGACTGGCTTCAACAGCGCCAGCGGCTCCTTGGCGAACCGACTGGGCCACTTGTTCTTCTGCTGCCCGACTTGGCGCAGCACCGCCTCGAAGGACATCTTGGGCCGATTGAGGTAAAGTTTCGCCCGGCTTGGACAATGCCGACAAACCGGCACGAACTTTGTAAGGAAGCTGACTGTAAAGAGCTGCGCCAACACGTTCGATTGCTGGCGTGACGCCTTTGCTGACAGTTTGAGTAAGCGTATTTGCACCAGGAATTGGCACAGCGCCGGCAAGCATTTGAGTGCCAGGACCAAACCCAAGGTCTTTAGCACCTTGACTGAGAACCCCACCAGCAAACCCCAACGGAATCGCGGTAGTGCCACCAACCACTGCACCAGCAGGGCCACCGGTCACAAGACCAATACCTGCCCCAATGGGTGCAGCAATCGCAGCACTTTCACCACCGGCTTCCAAATAAGCAGGAATCCCGGAGAACTGAGCAGGACGATTCTTGCCAAACAATTCTTGCGTTTTTACGTCGGCTTGTTGCTGTTGCGCCATCCGTTGCCGGGCCAAATCTTTGAATCTGTCCATCAATGATGGACTAGATGGTTGAGCAGCAGGTTGAGCAACAGGTGCAGCAGATGTCAATCCAAAGCGTTGACGAATTGCAGCCTGGGTCTGTGGGTTAGCCGAAGTGTAGTCAGCACTCGACGCAACATGCTTGTCAAAGATAGCTTGCTTGGTCGCTTCGTTGGCCCCAATGTAATTGGGGTCGTTAAGAATTTCGGCTGGTGTTGGCATGGTTTATTTCAGCAAAGGGTTGGACATATCAACGCCAGTGGCTGCTGCGGGTTTAGCAGCAGGTGCAGCAGTTGGTCTAGGAGCTTCAAACCCCGGCATACCAACAGAGCCCATGATCTTCTCGTAGTTGTCGCCAAAATACTTCTTGGCATCCTTCTGACGGAACTCGGGCAACCCTGAATTAGCCTCGTCCAAACCGTTGAAAATGATGCGCCATTTTTCTTGCTTGGTTTCTTCAGTGTCACCAGCAATTGGCATTGTCTTGAGCAGCTCTTTGATCTGGACGTTGGTGGGTTTACCACCGCCTTGACGAGCAGATGCCAAGTCAAACGCAATACCCAAAAGCAAAGCATCATTCTTTTGCAGGTTCGGTGGAGTTTCTTTGCGCTCGAGGTAAGCCGCGGAAGCATCAATGATGCCGTCAATCTTCTTCTCGTTGGTGAGAAGAATAGAGCCAGCAGGAACTTGACCGGGTTTAACTCCCTTGAACAATTCTGAAGAACGGAACAGGCCAGTGCCGACGTCTTGCGCCAAGATTTTATTCATGCGCTCTTGCGTCGCGGTTTCGCCTTGGCGACCAGGATGCTTCAGTCCTTCAGTCCATTCAGTAAAGCCTTTAGGTGTGCCACCACTCTTCAGCGTTTGATCTTTGTAAGCGTCGTAATCTGTTTTTGCTTGTCTTTCACGATCAACTTTCAGATTCTCAAGCACTCGGCGCGAAGAAGCTAAAGCTGCATTGCTATTTGCATTGTTGGCTTCAGCTCTATCTTTTAGATTTTTAACAGCTTCAGTCGAATTGGTGGCCAATTGATTGATGATTGGCACAAATTGACTGTCCGGCAATGCCAGAATGTCTTTAACGCGTGGGTCATCACCGGCCAAAGTGGAAATCATGGCGCGCGCATTTTGGATGCTTCGAAGATCGCCAGGTTTGGCCGTCACCGCGGCATCGGTCAAAATCTTTTGAACTTTTTGAGCAGACTCTAAGTCTTCTTTGCGTGACTTGTGAACAGCTTCTTCTCGTTTGACAAGTTCACCATAAGTGCGGTCAGCATTTTTGTAAAGCTCACCAGCTTCAGTGACAAAACCTCCACCTTGTAAACGATCAGCAAGTTGCACATCACGCATCATTCGAGCGCTCATTCCCTTAGAAAGAGCATCGAGTGAAACAAAAGGATCTCCGGCATTTGGATTTACCACTCCTTCTTTCGGAGGGGTTGCCATCGCATTCATTGTCTGAACAGGACCAGCAGCGCCAGGAACACCCGCTTGACCAGGTACGCCGGGAGGCATTGCACCAGCGGTTTCGGGAGCACCTGGAGGAACTGCACCGGGAGCAGCTGGTGCAGCTCCACCGCCACCCATGATTTCCATGAATTTCCGAGTGCGTGCGATGTCAAGTTGTTTAGCTTCGGTCTCGACTTGGCGATATTTGGCCAAAGCCTGGTAGTCGGCAATTTGTTGCTTTTGCAACTCGAGGGCTGTAGGCTGCGCGGCAATTTGCCCACGCAAAAGCTGTTGATTCAGAGCACCCGTTGCCAGATCCTGTTCAGCACCTGCGCCGCCGTAAAACCCGGCCAATGGTCCTTCAAATGCCATGATCAGTCCTTAAATGTAACCGAGACCAGACAAACCGCTGCCTATACCGTAAGCACCTAAGCCTGCACCGGTCAGTGCGCTTAGTGGTGACGAAACAGGGGCGGATTGCCCTTGGAGTGCCGACAGGTTGGCAAGCTGTTGTTGGTAAGCCTGGCCACCGTAGCCAGCAAGCGCTGCGGCCATGTTGCCCGAGCCTTGGTAGCCTTGAGCAGCTTGTGAGCGTTGAACCGCCTGCAAGCCAGCCTGATAACCGGGCAAGCCCTGCACACTCGAGGGGTTGGCCATCAAAGATTGGAGCTGTTTGGCATACTGCTGCTGTTGACTTAGTCGTTGTTGACCAGCTTCATACGATTGAAGGCCGCCCAACAGCTGCAAACCACCCAAGCCAGTCTTGAGGTAATTGCCAGCAGTCGAACCGAGGAACCCGCCACCACCTGCGCCAGCGCCGCCACCACCCAACAACGAGTAGTTGACTCCGCCAGCACCACCACCAAGAGCACTCAGTTGACTTGCGTAGCTGGGAGCACCTTGGATGCCTAAGCCAGTACCAGCTTGAGGCAAGCCACCGGTCAGCGAGTAGTCTGTTGCGCCCAGTGTGCCAATGTCTGAACCGGCTCCAATTGTGCCGCCAAAACCGAGGCTACTGCCTCCAAGGTTAGCAGCCGTGATGCCTGTACCGGCAGTGCCAGCACCACCAAGTCCAGCGAGTTGGGATAGGTAGGATACGCCAGGCAGTCCTTGAACACCGGCTAAAGCACCAGCGCCACTTTCGAGTCCACCCAGAGCGCCACCGCCCAAGTAGCCTGCACCAGCGGCCAAAAGGTCTTGTTTAAGATTGCCACCGGTAGCGGCAGAACCCAGTCCTGCACCAATAGCTGCACCGGCAGGACCGCCGACCAAGAAGCCAAGTCCACCACCTATCAAATCACCCAGAAAACTCATACGATTCTCCTATCGTCGGCACTGCCGACATTCTACCGAACCTCAAGGATTCGGCAACTGTTTATCCTAGCAACAAGATGTTGTTCGGCGTGTAATCCGTCATCACCCAGTTTGTACCGTTGGAAACCAATGTGCACCGGTCACCGGCAATGGCGTTTAAGATCGCCGTGGTTGCCGACCCACCAGCAATTTGGACCACGTTCGACGAGGCAGATACCACCGTGTAAGCCTGGTAGTTTTGGATGTTCAACTGCCTGCCCGAGTAGCTCGAGGCTGTCGGCAGCGTCAAGGTCATCGTGCCAGCGTAGTTGTTGATAATCCACAGGTCCGTTGTGCCCACACTGTAGGTGCTGGCCGACACGGTCACTGGAGCACTTACGGCCTGTTTGTTGTTGAACGTGTTCCAATCGGTGCTGCTTAAATAACCATTGGTCGACGTAGTAGCCTGAGAAATGCTGATCGCAGGTGTTGTACCACCAGAACTCGAGATTGGAGAGGTTCCGGTAACCGATGTAACCGGAGCCGTACCATTTGATGCGGCTGTCAATCGACCATACGCATCAACCGTCAAACTGGCGTAAGTGTACGATCCAGCACTCACAGCGGTGGTGGCCAACGCCAACGTGGGAGTTGTGCCGCCCGTGCTGGTAATCTGACCTGACGTTCCGCTTACAGACGTAACATAAGTGCCAGCAGGTTGTTTGTTGTTAAACGTGTTCCAATCAGTCGACGTTAAATAACCGTTGGTGCTGGTGTTGGCCGCAGCCATGCTAATTGCAGGTGTCGTGCCGCCAGATGACACGACAGGAGCAGTGCCAGTTACAGACGTGACATAAGTGCCAGCAGGTTGCTTGTTGTTGAACGTGTTCCAGTCGGTGCTGCTCAAGTAGCCGTTGGTGCTGGTTGTAGCTTGGGAGATGCTTAATGTGCCAGCTGAATAGGCTAAAGGAGCACTGACAGTAGTTGCTGCCAA